ATCCGGGTGGAGCAGGTCGTGGTAAAGGCGCGGGTGGTTCGTTAGGACAAGAAGCAAGACAGGCTATGAAAAGAAAAAGACTATCAAAGCGAATAGCAAATAAAAAAGCAAAAGGTAAAGATCAAATTCAACTTTCATCAGATGCACCAAAGACAAGAGATGATTATGATTACGCAGAAGGTGGAAGAGTTGATTATAAAGAAGGTAAAATGGTAGAAACAAACACATGGGCAAAAACACCTATTGAAAAAAGAAAAATGTATCAAGAAGGAAGTGAAGTAGATTTACAAATGGAAGAAATGGTAGAAGGTCCAACACACACAATGCCTGATGGTACAGTAATGCCGGGAGCAACTCACGGTGAGTATGAGCAGGGATTAGCAGAAGGACAAGCCGAAGACATGGCACAAGAAGGAATGGTTCCTGATGAACAAATGGAAGAAGACTTTGTAGCCTATGTTGTAGAGTCTACATTAGAACCTGAAGACACAATGTATTTAGAAGAAGCACTCGCTGCTGATCCAAGATTAAGTGAAATCTTTGATCAAGTAATAGAGACTGCTTCAGAATTTTCTGGTTCTGGACCTGTTGAAGGTCCGGGATCCGAAGTTTCCGATTCGATACCCGCAAGGTTATCGGATGGGGAATTCGTTATAACGTCCAAAGCCACGGAGGAAATTGGTCCAGATACCCTACAAGGTATGATGGAACAAGCTGAAATGGATGCGGATGTGAGACGAGAAGCAGCCGAAGGCGGTTATATGATTAATGAAGATGTAGAAGTGGATGATCCCATACAACCTCGTATAGATCCTACAGAGCGTGAAATGAGAAAACTCCAATTAGCTTCTAATCCTCGTAGTCAATATAGAACTGTTTACGGCTAAAGAACCGATAGAGCCACTTACTTATAGTAACCCTCTATCAAACTATAACCTTTAGCTACTTTGCAAGTCAAACCCTTATCAAGAAGACGTTCTTGTAATAAGCCACTTTGAAGATAGCGCAAACCCTATAAGGAGAAAACAATGGCAGAAGTTGAAAATACACAGGAAACTGTGGAAGAAACCAAACCCAATCCGTATAATCAAAGGAAACCTTGGCATACGGAAGATGTCATGCCTGAAGAAAGCGAAACTGCAGGAAGTTTATTTGTTGCACCTCAACCTAAAAAGGTAGAAGGCGACCAGCAAATTGAAGAACAACCTGTATCTAAAGATAAAGCTTACTCCAAGCCTGACTATAAAAAAAGATACGATGATCTCAAAAGACATTATGATACAAAACTAAACGAGTTCAGAACTAGAGAACAAGAGTTAGCAGGTAAAGTGCAACAAGCACAGCCTGTGTATGAAGCTCCTAAATCACTAGAAGAATTAGAACAGTTTAAAAATGAATATCCTGATGTTTATGAAGTTGTCGAAAGTGTTGCTCACTTACAGAGTGAAGATAAAATGAAAAGCATAACCGATAAGGTTGCAATCATTGAAGCTCGTGAACAAGAAGTTATGAGACGCGAAGCTGAAAAAGACTTGATGGAAAAACATCCTGACTATTCAGACTTGCGTAACAACGATGGCTTCCACTCATGGGCAGAAACTCAACCTGAAGAGATACAAGATTGGATTTATAATAATCCTAATAATGCATCTCTAGCGAGCAAAGCTATTGATCTTTACAAAATGGAAGTAGGTTCTCAACAACAACAAAAGCCGAGTTCACGTAATCAGGCAAAAGCGTCTGAAATGGTGTCTACTAAAACGACAGCCGTTGAAGCGAAAGAGCCTAAAATATGGACTCAAGAAGAAATCTCTGATCTATCTATGGATGAATTTGATCGTTATGAAAAAGAAATTGATCAAGCAATCATTGAAGGTAGAGTAAGAGGATAATATTAACCCTTTAATATAAGAGGAAACTAAAATGGCTTATAATCAATCCGATGCTTTATTCGAGCAATCAACTGATACTAATGGCAACTTTGGTAACTCCGTAAGTGGGCAAAATAATAGCTTCTTCATGCCGAAGGTTTATTCCAAGAAGGTACTTAACTTTTTTAGAAAAGCCTCAGTAGTTGAAGCAATTACAAACACCGATTATTCTGGTGATATATCTGCTTTCGGAGATACAGTCCGAATTATTAAAGAACCTACGATTACTGTTTATCAGTATGAAAGAGGTGCTGACGTAACACAAACTAAATTAACAGACCAAGAGCTTACTCTTACTGTTGATGTTGCCAACGCTTTTAAATTCATCGTTGATGATATTGAGAAATCAATGTCTCATGTGAACTTTAAAGAAGTTGCTAGTTCATCTGCTGCTTATGCATTGAAAGATGCATTTGACGAAGGTGTAATTGCAGAAATGTTTGCAGGCGCGTCTACTTCTTCACCTGATCATGTAATCGGTTCAGACAGCTCAACCGCTGATACTTCATTAACTCATGCAACCAACTCTGTTGACTTGCTTGGTTCTGATGGAACAGGTGTTGATGCTGTTGACCTTATGGCTAGAATGGCAAGACTACTAGACGATCAAGATATTCCTGAAGAAGGAAGATGGTTCGTTGCTGGTCCTGCTTTCTACGAAGAACTTGCTAAGTCTAGTTCTAAGTTAATGTCAGTTGACTACAACGCAGGTCAAGGTTCTTTAAGAAATGGATTAGTGTCAAGCGGAAAGCTACGTGGTTTTGATATGTACAAGTCTAATAATATCGCTGCAACATCAAATGCAACTGGTAAAGTATTAGCAGGACATATGAGTTCTACGGCTACTGCTCAAGCTATCACATCAACTGAGGTTCTTCGTGACCCTGATTCTTTTGGTGACATAGTAAGAGGTCTTCATGTTTATGGTGCTAACGTACTTAGATCTGAAGCTTTAGTATCTGCTTTTTTCGTAATTGACTAATCGTTAATTAAAAGCAAAAACGGTGTGTGGGAAGAGAATTTTATGTTCATCTTCCCCATACTTAAGAGGTAAACAATATGCCACAACTAGGAAACGAACAAAGTCCTGTAGTTTTTAAAAATAAGAAAAAAGGAAACAGGAAGTTAGTAAGTGCAAGCAGTAAAATGACTGCTAAAGAAAGACAAACATACAATAAGAACTGGGATAAAATTTTCGGAAAACCCCAGAAGAATTTTAACAAACAGAAAGGATAATGGCAACTACATATTTACAATTAACTAATGAACTTCTTAGAGAATCTAATGAAGTAGTATTGACTTCAGCAACTTTTTCTAGCGCAATAGGTATTCAACAGTTTGCAAAAGACTGTGTAAATAGATCTTACAATGATATAGTAAGTGCAGAGCCTAGGTGGTCTTTCTTATCTACAGGTGAGAGTGGAGCAACAGATCCTATGTATGGAAATGTTTATGTTGAAACAACGGCAGGAACACGTTGGTATGAATTAAAAGCATCAAGTTCTAATGTTACAACAGACTACGGTGCAATAGATTGGAAAGATTTTTACTTAACTACTATAGGAGTAAGCGGTGAATCAGCACCTTACACAAGTAAAAATTTATCTTTTATGACATTAGAAGAATGGAAAGATCATTACAGAGAAGCAGAAAACTCAGACGATGCGGATACACAAACCTATGGAGAACCTAGATTTGTTATACGAAGTCCTGATTCTAGAAAGTTTGGAATAAGTCCAATACCTGATAAAGTTTATAGAGTATGGTTTTATGCTTGGGATTTACCTACAGCATTAGATGCTCATGGAGACACAATAGTATTTCCAGACATGTATTCTTCAGTGTTAATGGCACGAGCCAGATATTACATGGCACAATTTAAAGAAAATGCGCAACATGCTGCGTTTGCATTAGACGATTATAAGAAAGGATTACGCTTAATGAGATCTAATTTAGCAGACCCTACACCTAGATATATGTCTACGGATATGATATAATGGCTGCTTCTCAGCCTTTTGCATTAGCATGTGAAGGAGGACTTGATAAGTCTTCAAGTTCTTTTGAACTATTGCGTAGACCCGGTGCTGCTACAAGATTAAGAAACTTTGAAGTTGATGTTGCTGGAGGATACAGAAGAGTAAATGGCTTTACGGTATTTGGTGGAAGCAGCGTAGCAAAGCCAAACAGCGATAATACAATTTTAGGATTGCATGTTTATGCTGATGGAGTAATTACATGTTCAGGAACAAATATATATTTTAGCACAGATGGAGAAAGTTGGCTACAAATAAATAAAGACAGTGTAGCGGGTGGAGGAGACAACTATAGTACATTTACAGGTCGTAGTGCTTTAACAAGAACATCACAAGGTAAGACACATTTTGCAACTTATGAAGGCGATACAACTTACGGAGAAGTTATTATAACAGATGAAGGTTCGGGTGTAAAACCTTTTTATTTTAAAATGACAGGAAGTGGATCACTAAGCGGAAGAACTTATTATGCAAAAGAAATTACAGTAAGCGGTACACACTATCCTAAATTTTGTACAATACACGATAAACATTTAGTTGTAGCAGGCGCAGCAACAGCACCAAACACTATATTTTATAGTGGAACAAGCGACATAGATGATTTTACAACAACAGGTTCAGGAAGTATCGTATTAGATGATCAAGTAGTTGGCTTAAAATCTTTTCGTAATGACTTAATAATATTTTGTAAAAACAGTATTTATAAATTGACAAATATTAATTCTTCCTCTACAATAGCAGTAGAGCCTATTACACAAAATATAGGTTGTTTAGATGGAAGAAGCATTCAAGAGATTGGTGGTGACTTAGTATTTTTAGCACCCGATGGTATAAGAACATTAGCTGGTACAGTA